CTTGATGAGCTGCTGATACATGAAGGCGTCGAGAAGAAGGTATCTGCCCTCCTGCGGGATGTCCTCAGCGTTGAACTTAGCCATGAGAGCGAATGCGTCGTCCATGGTGAAGCCCTTTCTCTGACCTGTAGCAGAGTCAGTGTGAGCTGCAACAGCGTCACCGGTAGTGGTGAGGATGTGGGTTGCATCTGGAGCCCACTGCTGAAGCATATATTCAGCCACCTGGTTAACGATATTTGCGCGATCCTCCTTGATTACGCTCTCACGCTTGCTGTAAGAAAGCTGGAGCTCCTCAGTAAACTGGATGAGCACAGGGTCTGAAGTGAACTCGTGAAGGTTGTATGTAACCTCATTGTCAGTTCTCTTCTTGATAGTAGCAGGGAGCTCTGAGCGGTCCATCTTGACTGCTGAAGCATTACCCGCGTTAGGGATGTGTACTGTCTTGTTAGACACATACTGGTCGTCGTTCACAGCCTTGCTGAGAAACGAATCTTCTGGCCATAGGCCATCTACAATGGATTTAATCCAAATTTCTGTCTGCAGTGCCATATTCGTTAGTTTTTGAACTGTTCGTTATACTTTGCCTCGTAGAGGTCAGGGTAGTTGTTCTTAAGCTCCATGAGTCGCTCAGCCTTGTCGATCTCTGTCCAGCTCATAGCCTCAAGCTGCTGACGAGCGGTAGTGTTTCCGCCTGCTGAACCGATGAAGTTACTTACACGGCCAGAACCCTTAGGCATGCCTTCGAGAAGCTTTTTGACACCGTCGAAGTCCTTAGCCATAAGAGCAAGGAACTGATCCTTCTGTGATGCCTGAATACGACCGTCTGCTACAGCCTGGTCTACGATTGCCTGGTGCTGTGCCTTTTCTGCAGCAGCCTTCTCTTCTTTGAGCTTCTTATTTTCCGCCTCAAGAGCCGGAACCTTAGCTGCTTCGTTCTCAAGTCTGCTGACTTCTGCCACCGCCTGCTCTGCAGTCGTGGCGTTGGTGAATGAGGACATTTTCCTCAGTTCTTCTAAAATCTCCATATTTTCGTTAGTTTGTGGCTGGGAATACAGCCTGTTAGTAAATTCATAGATCGCATCAGCAGAAGCGCCTTCTGCCGGTGCTGCACCGTCTTTCATGTCATAGATAGAGTCGGCAAGCTTCAGGTTCAAAGCTTCCTGTGCAGTTATCCAGTGGTCCTCACCATCGAACCACTTCTCCTTGACCTCTTCCGGCTTCATTCCAGACTTCTCTGCAACGACATCAACCAATACGTTTGTAAGGGCGTCAACCTGGTCTGCGTATGATCTGATATCCTTAGACGTTCCAAAGATGCCACCTGAGACCTGATGCAGCATCAGACGTGAGTATCTCGACATGTGAAGCGGGCGACCGCAAAGAGCGATAACGCCTGCCATGCTGGCAGCCACACCGTCGACATATATATTGATGTTAGCCTGAGAAGCACGGATAGCATTGAAGATTGCCATACCTGCATACACCTCACCGCCCATGCTGTTAATCCTGATGTCGATGTTCTCGTACTTCGACGACAGACCCATGAGCTCAGCCACCACTTCCGCACTATCCACCTTCTCGTCACGGCCGATGTGACCGTAGAGCAAGATGGCTACTGCGCTCTTCTCCTCACGTGGCAATATTACATTGAAAAATCCTGTCTTCATTCTCCGTTGATTTTTCGCAAAATTGTGCAAGGTTCAGCACTTCTCAAAATCATAAATTTATGATAGCAAATTAGTTTTGCTATGATAATCGATTCAAACGTATATGATAAATCATAAGTTTTCCAAATTAGAGAGGTCTTCCCATCTTTGCTGAAAACATATAATATGGGAACATTGACAACAGACCAGAAAAAGAGTCTGGCAAAAGAGCTATACATCCAAGGCACCTACACCTACGCGGAGATTGCGGAGAAGGTCGGCAGTACCCGTCAGACCATTTCAAAATGGGCTGAACAGGGCAAATGGGACGAGCTCAAAACCTATATGACAGCCGGAAGATAAAGCATCCTCAAAGGGCTTTATTCGCAGATTGATATGATCAATCAGTGTGTCAAAGAGAGAGGCAAGCTTGTAGACCTCGACAAGATGGATCCAAACAATAAGAAATATGACCCTAACAAGGCCATACAGATAGGTCCTACAGCTCAGGAAGCAGACAAACTCGTCAAGCTTGCTAATGCTATCAAGAAACTTGAGAACGACTGCGGTATTGCCGGTCTCGTAGACGCCGGTATGCGCTTCATCAACTACATGCGCACCGTAGACCTCGAAGAGGCTAAGAAGGTTGCCAAATACTGGGACATGTTCCTGACTGAACAAATGAGCTAAGCCATGCTGCAGGAAGACAAATTGAAGTTGAAAGAGTGGAAGGAATATCTGAAGGATATTGCCAATGCCACCCCGGTAGAAACCGGACTCTCAGAGGCAGAGATAGCCCGCAAGAAAGCAAAGCTGGAGAAAGACCCTATCGCATGGATCAATTACTTTTTCCCTAGCTATGCCAAATACGAGTTTGCCCCGTTCCACATCAAGGCGATTAAGCGAATGATCAATAATGACGAGTGGTTCGAGGTGCTCTCGTGGAGTCGTGAGCTGGCAAAATCTACCGTCGTTATGTTCGTCGTGCTCTACAGAGTGCTTACAGGACGCAATCGTAACGTCATCCTTGCAGCTGCAACTCAGGACGCTGCAGAACGTCTTCTGAGACCATATAAGGCCAACCTCGAAGCCAACGGACGTATCAAGGCATTCTACGGAGACCAAGTCAATCAGGGACAGTGGACCGGCTGTGAGTTTGTCCTTAAGAACGGAGCTTCATTTCTGGGCATTGGTGCCGGTAATGCTCCCCGCGGTTCGAGAGCGGAGGCGGTCCGTCCGGATATCCTGCTGTTGGACGACTTCGACACCGACGCTGACTGCCGTAATAAGACCATCCTCGACAAGAAGTGGGAGTGGTGGGAAGAAGCCCTCTATCCGACACGTTCAGTCTCAGAACCGACCCTCATAGTCTTCTGTGGTAACATCATCGCAAAGGATACCTGCGTGGCCAGAGCCGGAGCAAAAGCGGACCACTGGGATATCGTCAACCTCGTCGATAAGAACGGTGACAGTACATGGCCACAGAAGAACACCCCTGAACACATCGCCCGCCTGCGTTCCAAAATATCGACTAAGGCCTTCCAGCAGGAGTACATGAACAACCCGATATCCGAAGGTAAGATCTTCAAGAACCTTCCGTATGGCAAGGTACCTCCGGTAAAGAAATTCAAGTTCATTGTCGTATATGGCGACCCTGCCTACTCGAACAGCAAGGCCGACAAGAAGAACTCCACAAAGGCCGTCGTAGCAATGGGATATCTGAAGGGCGTATACTACATTTTGAAGGCGTTTTGCGCCCATGCAAGCAACGACGAATACATAGAGTGGTTCTACACCCTTAAGGGCATTCTAGGCAGCTCTGTGCCCGTCTATTTCGTACAGGAGAACAACACCTTGCAGAACCCGTTCTTTGAACAGGTGTTCATGCCTATGGTAAGAGCAAAGAACCAGCAGAAAGGCGACAATCTCTATATCAGAGGTGACGAACGAAAGAAGGGCGACAAGGCGACGCGTATCGAGGCCAGCCTTGAACCGGTAGACCGTGAGGGACGTCTGATCTTCAACGAAGAAGAGAGAGACAACCCGCACATGCAGGAGCTGAACGACCAGTTCAAGATGTTCGAGCTTCACCTGCCGTACTGTGCCGACGGTCCCGACTGCGTCGAGGGTGCGAAGATCTTCACAGACCGAAAAATGAGAGAGAGCACCTCCGTAGTGGACACGGTACCATACGAAGACCTTATTGACTCACGCAACCGAATGTAATACATATGAGCACATTTATTCAGCTGTCCGACTACGACAGCACAATCCATAGGGACATCCTGGATTCCCTTCTCAGAGGCGAAGTTTCAGAGAACAGTACGATCATCGAAGACTGCGAGATGACGGCGATATCAGAGATGAAGTCATATCTCAACAAAGCTTATGACGTTGAGAAGATCTTCACCGCTGAAGGCAAGGCACGTCACCCGCTCATCCTGATGATGGCGAAGGACATCGCCACATATCACATCTTCTGCATCCACAACCCGTACAAGATGTCGCAGATCCGAAAGGAGCGCTACGAAAGAGCCATCGACTGGCTTAAAGGTGTGGCAAGAGGTGAGATAACCATTGACGGAGCACCACGTCTGCCGGAAGAAGAAGCGGCTGAAAAGAGCCCATGGCAGGTCGAGAACAACGCACTCAGAGAAACGCATTTCTAACAGTATTCTAGAACTATTCGAACATGGCACCAAAACCAAAAGGAAGACCGGCAAAAGACAGACGAATCACCGCCGGAGGATTTACGCAGATCACAGAAGAAAGACGCAGGCTCGACATCATCCTTCAGAGTCCTGAGCTCTTCCATTTCGACATAGGCTCATACATGAACTCTCTGCAGTCGGCGACTGCGATAGACATGTACAGCAGAAGCCGTCTCTATGACATGTACTCGTCAGCCTTCATGACTGACCCGCACCTCATCGGTATCCACCGAAAGAGGCTTGTAGGTGCATGCCGCACGCCTATAGAATTCATCCGCAACGAAAAGACCGACGACACCATCAACGACCTTTTGAAACAACCATGGTTCAGAAGGTTCAGAAAAGAGGTCGTGGAGTCTGAATTCTGGGGCTTCTCTCTTCTTCAGTTCTACCTCGATGCAGACGGAGTTATCAACTTCGACTCCATCGCCCGTAAGCACTACGACCCCGTCCGTCAGCTTGTGCTCCGCTATCAGTCGGACACCGACGGAGCGCCTATCGAAGCGTTCAGCAACACCCTTGTCGTCGGTAATGAACCACGAAGTCTGGGCATCATGTCGGCAGTCATGCCGTATGTCCTCTACAAACGCGGAAACATCGGCGACTGGGCTCAGTTCTGTCAGATTTTCGGCATGCCTATACGTGAGTACACCTACGATGCAGGCGACGAAGAAGCACGAAAGAGACTCATAGCTGATGCCCGCAAGCAGGGCGCTAATGCCGTCTATATCCACCCTGCCGACAGTTCCCTCACACTGCACGAGAGCGGTAACAAATCAGGATCATCAGACCTGTACAACAACTTCTCGGATAAGTGCGACTCGCAGATGTCGATTGCCGTACTGGGCAACACTCTGACCACTGACGCAAAGGCTACCGGCACACAGGCACTCGGAACCGTCCACAAGCAGGAAGAGGACGAAATCAAGGACGAAGACCAGGCACTCATCCTCGCCGTGCTGAACTCAGCACAGATGCGTAAGATTCTTGCCAACCTTGGATACAACGTCGAAGGCGGAGAATTCCGCTTCATCGAGGTCAAGGACATTGACAAGACAGTGCAGCTGCAGGTGGTGACCCAGCTTATGGACCGCGGGCTACCAGTCGAGGATGACTACCTGTATGACACCTTCGATATCGACAAGCCTAGCAACTATGACAAGATGAAGGCTGAAGCTCAGCAGAGAGCTGACGAGAAGGCGGCACAGCAGAAGGCGATAATGCAGAAGCTGCAGGACGAGAACGGCAAAGGCAAGAAGCCGAATGTACCTGAGCCAAAGAACCAGGCAGAGAGTGACTTCTGGGCAAGAGTCAAGGGTTTTTTCTCGGACGCCCCGCAGGACGGGGCAGATTGTCCGTTCTGATATACTACCTGTACTACGGGCATACATGTGAATGCTGCGGAGTATTCGAGAATGCAGCCCATCAGAATGTAGTGTTCAGCCCGGAGGCTCTTGCAAAGGGCCTTGAAGCTATCTACAAAGGCCTGAATGTGCGCGATGAGATAGAAGACCACATCTTCAGGGAAACGCTCCG